AGATTTTACTTGACAAAATAGTCAAACTATGATAGGATAGCGCATGGCTACAACATATTTACAAGCAGTTAATAGTGTGCTACGACGGTTAAGAGAAACCGAAGTAGCTACTGTTGCTTCTACCTCATATTCTAAGCTAATTGGCGATTTCGTTAACGATGCTAAGTCTTCTGTCGAATCTGCCTATAATTGGAATGCTTTGTCGGATACGCTAACGGCTACGACTACGGCTGATTTGTTTAGTTATGTCTTAACTGGTTCTGGTGTACGCTTCCGTATTGTGGATGTACTAAACGACAGCAAAGACACTGTAATGCGTCTGGCGCCTACGACATGGATGAATCAGCAGTTTATGTCGTCTAGCCCACAGAAGGGTTCTCCTAATTACTATAACTTCAACGGACAAGATAATAACGGAGATACATTAGTTGATGTATTCCCCATCCCTGACGGTGTTTATACATTACGGTTTAATGTCATATTACCTCAAGCAGATTTAACCTCTGACAGTACCGTTATTAAAGTCCCTGCCGATGTTGTTATTCTAAATGCTTATGCAAGAGCATTAGTAGAGCGTGGCGAAGACGGTGGATTGCAATCTTCCGAAGCATACGCTTTAGCTCGTAACTTAATGGCTGATTATATCTCTTTAGAGTCTAATCGTTATCTTGAAGATACAAACTGGGTTCCAAGTTGAGCAAGCCACTACAAGCAGCAACTATTGCAGCTCCCGGATTCATGGGGTTAAATACGCAGGATAGTAGCGTAACCCTTGAGTCTGGATTTGCCTTAGTTGCCAATAACTGCATCATCGATAAGTTTGGTCGTATTGGTTCCCGTAAGGGCTGGGACAATGTCCATGCAACCAATGCTGACTTATCTACTGCAGTCGTTAAAACAATTGCAGATGTCAGAGGACCTGATAACAATACAGTTCTGTTTGCTGCTGGTAACAATAAACTGTTTATTGAAGAATCAGGTGCTTTAGTTAAGAAGAATGTCCGCAATGCTGCTGATTCTGCCGATGTAACGGTTACAATCAGTGACGACCACTGGCAAGTCGCTAATATACAGCAAACCGGTGAAACAAAGTCGTATGCGACAATTGTCCAAGAAGGACATCCGGTATTGATTCTTAACTACTTAACAAGTGCTTTTGGCTTTCAGCGTTTAGGCGATTTAGGTAGTTTACCAGCGTCGTATACCACATCAACCTTTATGCCAAATTGTGCTATTGCAGCATACGGTAGAACTTGGTTGGCAGATATTTCTGGTGATAGACAGACTGTGTATTTTAGTGACCTGTTAGACGCTACTAACTACACGACAGGGACTGCCGGTCGCTTAGATATATCAGAAGTAGTTGGCGACGGGGACCCAATCGTTGCATTGGCTTCGCATAATGGATTCTTGATAATCTTCTGTACGAAGCATATTGTTGTCTATGCTGGCGCACAGGACCCATCCACAATGGCATTGTCCGATGTGATTAATGGCGTTGGTTGTGTGGCAAGAGATTCGGTACAAACAACTGGTTCGGATGTTATTTTCTTATCTGATACCGGTGTTCGGTCTTTAACGAGAACAATTCAAGAGAAGTCTGCACCATTTAGAGACTTGTCAAAGAATGTTCGTGATGATTTAATTAGCTATGTAAATGGCACTGTAGCCAAGACGATTAAGTCTGTTTACAGCCCAACCGATGCTTTCTACTTATTATCGTTACCATCTCAGTCTATTGTCTATTGTTTTGACACTAGAGTAATGATGCAAGACGGCGCAGCCCGGACTACAACTTGGACTAGCTTAGTTCCGCATAGTTTTGCTTTAACAAAAGACAAAGAAGTTTATCTAGGCGTAGCTGGTTATGTTGGTAAGTATACAGGATACCAAGATAATGGTGTAGATTATTTAATGGCTTACTTTACTAACTATTTTGATTATCAAACACCAACAACCTTAAAGATATTTAAAAAGGCTGACTTTTATATTATTGGCGGTGCGTCGCAAACAGTTGCAATTAAATGGGACTTTGATTACGAAGGTAGTTACGAATCAGAAATCAGAACTTTAGATGCGTTATCAATTTCTGAATACGGTATTGCTGAATACAACATTGGTAAGTTTGCCGGCGGTGCCGTTATTAGTCGATTAGATGTCCCAACTTCTGGTACAGGACGAGTATTACAGATTGGATTAGAGTGTGATATTAATGGTAATGCAGTATCCGTACAGAAATTGGATGCTTATATTAAATTAGGAAGGGTGGCTTAATCGTGTCTAATTACACAAAAACAACTAACTTTACTGCGAAAGATTCGTTACCTACTGGTAATACGAATAAGATTATTCGTGGTTCAGAGTTCGATACTGAATTCAATAATATTGCTACAGCAGTAACCACTAAAGCTGACTTAGCAAGTCCTGCTTTGACTGGAACTGCTACAGCCGTTAATTTAACTGTTTCTGGTACTTTAACTGCTTCTAGCGGTATGACTCTAACAGGTACGCTAACAGGCGGAACTATTGATGGCGGTACATACTAATCATGGCAGAGATTATTGACAAACAGATGTCTGCTACGGAGATTATCCGTAAAGACCTAGAGCGTGGTGGTCTAAGCAAACAAGAAGAGAAGTTCTTCAAGAGCTTAGCCATTATGATTCAACAAAACAAAGCTGTTGTTGTACGGCACAATAACACTGTGTTTATCGGTATTCGGAAAGAACCCGGCGTATTAGAAGTGCATATGTATACACTAGATACTCCTAATATGCTGCTAGGCGCAATGAAGGTCGGTATTGATGCGGTAAAGAAAGCTGGTATCAAGAAGCTAGTATCTGAGACAGATAACTATAAATTAATAACCATGATGCAAAAGATGAACTTACCTGTAGAAGTAAAGAAGAAGGGTAAGTCGTTTGCATGGTCACTGGAGTTTAAATAATGGGCGGCGGAGGCGGATTTGTATCGGCAATAACAGACCCAATCTCTGATGTACTAGGTACTTCAGGCGGTGATGGTGGTCTATTAGGCGCTGTAGAAGATGTTGGTGGCTTTATCGGTGATGCTGGTGAAATCATTGACAATGCAGTCATTCAACCAGTTATTGATGACCCTGTTAATACAGCCATCAAACTAGGGGCTTACTATGTTGGTGGTCCACTAGGAAGTGCAGCAGCTAGTGCTGGTATCTCTGCAGCACAAGGCAACGATATTGAAGACATTGCTAGAGATGCTGCAATATCATACGCTGCTGGTCAAGTAGGCGGAGAAGTAGGCGGAGCAGTAGCAGGAGAGACAGGCTCACAGTTAGCTGGTAACTTAGCACAAGGCGGAACTAGCGGTGCAACCAGTGCATTATTGTCTGGAAGAGACCCAGTAACAGGTTTAATCTCAGGTGTTACTGGTGCTGGTATTAGTTCAGGTGTCAATGCAGCCGTAGATGCAGGAGCAGGATTATTCAATCAAACAAATACAGGAAGTACAGGTATGGATGAACTATTTAATACTACTGGCGAAGACTTTAACATGGGCGGCATATTTAGCGGCACTGGTGAAGACTTCAATATGGGTGGCAACCCTAACATCATTCCCGGCGAACTAGGTGATATTATTCAAGATGCTCAAGGTAACATTGTCTTGTCTTCTGGTGCTGACATCCAAGCTGCACAGTCCCTTGGCTTTGATACTAAAACATTAACTGATTATGCTAAACAGTTTGGTACACAAGCATTACGCTCGTTACTGACAAGCCGAGGCGGTTCAGGCGCAGGCGGAACTGCTGGCGGTAATACAGGACTAGGCGGATTATTAGGTGGCGGTGTAAATGCTTATTTATCCGCACAGCAACGCCAAGCAATTCAGAATGCCTATAATCAACAAGCACAGCAAGTTGGACTAGCTGCCGCTAGAGCGCAACAGCAAGCAACATTTAAACCAATTGGTATTACTACCGCTTTCGGTCAGTCACAGTTCCAAGTAGACCCAACTACAGGTCAGTTAGTATCGGCTGGATATACCGAGACTCCTGAAGTCGCTGCACAGCGTCAGCGTTTGTTCAGTCTAGGTGCACAAGCGTTGCCAACAACTGCAGACACACAAGCATTACAAGAACAGTATATTGCACAGCAACAAGGATTACTAGCACCAAGCCGTGAACAACAACTAGCACAGTTGCGTAATCGTCAGTTCCAGCGTGGCACTACTGGTCTTGCTACTGGCGGAACTGTAGCGGGATACGCTCCCGGCGCTGCTGGGCTAATGCAGACAAATCCTGAGATGGCGGCATACTATAATGCACTCGCTAGAGAAGACGCTGCTTTACGGGCTAATGCGCCTACTTATGCTCAGAATCTATTGAATCAGCAAATTGCTACTGGCACAGGATTGTTTGGACAAGCAGGTGCTTTAGAAGCAATGGCACAGAAACCATTAGCATTGTCAACAGACTTAGCTAAAGCTCAAGCCGCTTCTGGTGCATACGCTGGACAACTTGGATTGACAGGACAACGACAAGCTGCTCAACTAGCTGCCGAAGGTTCATTATTAGGTCAAGCAGCAATGCAAGGCACTTATAATCAATTAGGACAAGTAGCGACTGGTGTTGGTAACACAATGGGCGGTATCTTTAGCCAAATCCCAGCAATTCAGAATTGGTTAGCATAAGGAATAATCATGGCACAACAGTTTGATGGTATTGTAGGTGGTCTATTTGGAGCTTCTCCAGAAGCGTTGAATATTGCTCGTGAGCAACAAATGCTAGACTTTGCAAGCAAGGTTGCAACTGCAGAAGGACAACAACCCGGCTTAGGTTCTGTCTTAGGTGCTAATGTAATGGGCGCTAGAGGAGTTCGGGAACTAGGCGGTGTCTTTGGTGTTCAAGACCCACTAATGCAAAGAGTATCTGAACAGCAACAGCTACTAAGTAGTGTTGACTTTACAGACTTAGAATCACTAACCAAAGGCGCACAACAAGCAACGGTGGCAGGTCGTCCTGATATTGCCGATGCTTTAGCAAAAAGAGCATTAGATATTAGAACTAAAATAGAAGAAAAGCAAGCAACTCGTGATACACAATTGTTAATTGCTCGTGAGAAAATACAAGGTCAATTAGATGCTGCTATTCAGCGTGGGGCTGACCAGAAAGAGATTGCTAGAATTTTATCTGAAGGACGGCGTGATATTGCTCAGTTAACAGCGTCTCTAAAAGGTCCTAAAGTATTACCAGCAAGTCTGCAGAAAGACGAAGGTAAAGACTTAGAAACGATTGATAGTTATGTTGCTCAACGAAGTGCCTTGAATTCATCTATTCAAGCATTAACACCTAATGAAAAAGGTCTTAGGTCATTAGAACTTGGACCAATAAAGAATGCTGAATACCTAGCACGAAACGCTGCTGGTAATTCTACTCCAGAAAGTCGTGCTTATGAAGCATTAAAATCTGCCGTTGATACTGCTGTTAACTTACAAGTTAGTGCTGAAAAAGGCGTACAGACTGACAAGGATGTGTTGCGTTTTGCTCAAGCGTTAATTGCTGCTTATGGTCGTAACGATAGTGAAGCTACTTTCCAAGCATTAAAACGCTATCAGAAATCAATTGTTGATGCTGAAAACAGAACCAAGACTCGTGTTGAATCTCGTAGAAAATCACAAGGTATTGAAGAATATGGTTTTGGTACTTCGGAAACTCCTTCAGGTGAAAAGAAGACCAAGACTATCACTCTTAAAAATGGCACAGTTGTAACTGTAGAAGATTAAGGATAAAAATGCCTAAATATACAATTGGTGGACAAACAGTTAATTCTCCTGTTCCGTTATCGGAAGATGATTTATTAGAATTATCCCAACAGTTAGGTGGCGGTGTTCCACAACCACAACCGACAGCGGTTGCTCCAACGGATGTCCCTGCGGTAGCTGCCCCACAGCCAACAGCACAACCTCAAGCCACGCCACAAAAACGCTCTGTGGTTGATGAGCTTGGTCGTCAGATAGGACTAACAGGTAGAGCAGCCTATGAAGCATTTACTTCTCCAGCACTTGCTGTCTTAGAAGCTGGGCGTGGTGCATATAACTTAGGCGCTCAAGCATTAGGTTCTGAAAGTAGAATACCATCTTTTGCTCAAGCACAAAGCCAAATGTTAGGTCAGGTATTACCAACACCTGAAACAACAACAGAAAGAGCAGTTCAGGCTGGTACACAAGCAATGGCTAGTACTGCTGGTCTAGCTAAATTAGCACCAAGTGTGCCTGCCTTAGCGTCTGATATGGCTCGTCAAATACCATCTGCTGCTGTTGCTGGTTTAGTCAGTCAACCTGTAGCTGAGAAAGTCAAGGACATTACTGGCAGCGATTTAGCAGCTTTAGTTGCTGGTGTTGGTTTTGGTACAGTAGGTGCTGCAACAACTGGTAAAGTATTAAGTGCTACCGCACCCGGCAAAGCTCCATTATTTACAATGGAAGAAGTAAAGAAAAGAGCCTCTGATTCTTATAATAAGATGGACAGTCAAGGTGTCTCCATTCAACCTAAGTCAACACTTAAACTAGTTGATGATATTAAAGTTGCTTTAGACACTGAAGGAAGAATGATTCCAGCAACAGACCAAGCCAATTCAGTGAATGCAACCCTAGCGCAAGTTACTAAAATTATCAATCAACAACCACAAGGTGTTTCTTTTACTGCATTAGAGAAAATACGCAGTACTCTTAATGATTTACGCATGAGCAGCGATGCTGATATTAGTCGCTTAGGTGGTCTAGCTGTTTCTAAAGTAGATGATTACATTAGTAATTTATCTGGTAAAGATATTCTTGCAGGCAAAGCTGGGCTAGACGCTGCTGTTAAAAATGTCATGTCTGCTAGAAAAGATTGGAGAAATGCTAGTCGTGCGTCGGTATTAGATGATGCTTTGAATGTAGCTGAAGTAAAAAAACTAGACCCTAAAGCATCAGAAAGCGAACTTATCCGTAGAGGGTTTATTAATATTGCTGCTAATAAAGATAAGATGAATCTGTTTAATAAAACAGAACAGAACATCATTAAATCTGTTGCTCAAGGTGGAACTTTAGACCCAGTATTAACTTTAGCAGCACAGTTTAGTCCTCTTCGTTCTAAATTAGCCGCCGCTGGCGGTGCTTACGCCTTGACTCAAGCGCCTGTCGCTACAACTGCAGTTGCCGGTACTGGTTTAACTGCAGATTTATTACAAGGTGCATTACGCCGTAGAGCAGCCCAGCAAGCAGTTAAGCAAATTGCTTCAGGCGCACAAGCACCCGCCCCTAACTTAGGGTATGTAGGTTTACTAACTGGTGGATTAAATCCTCCGGGACAATAAGAACATGAGCCATGTCCGACCAATTTGGTTTTATCGAAGGAGCAAAATCCGTAACAGGTAGCATGGATGCTAGTCGTGAGGCTAGTAAGTCCATTACCAAGAGCATTATTGATGTACAGAAGGACGCTGGAGCAGTAGCCCAGCAGAAAGACTTAGAGCGTAGACGGCAAATACGGGAATCACAGGTCTTTAAAGAGCAGTACTTCAAAAGAGCCATGATGGAATGGCAACACCAAGAATCCATCCGTGTCGAGGAAGCTAAAGTCAAGGCTGATTTCATTAAGAAACACGGCGCTAAACGCTGGTCTGAGATTGAATCCATTAAACAAAAGATAGAGAAACAAGATAATGAACTTACTAAAGAGTTTCACCATGATTTGGCAAAGGTTCGTAGAGCAATGTTCATGTGCTATGCGGTGGCTGCGGTCATTGCTTGGTATTTAACTTGGGGGTATAAACAATAATGTTACCATTAATGGCGCTGTTCGATGTAGGTATGAAGGTCTTGGATAAGTTCATTCCTGACCCTGAAGCAAAGGCTAAGGCTCAGAAAGAGTTACTGCAGATGCAACAAGAAGGCAAACTAGCTGAGTTACAGGCTGATAACATTGAGGCACAGGAACTCACTAAGCGACATGAAGCAGACATGGCTTCGGACTCTTGGTTGTCTAAAAACATAAGACCCATGACTTTAGTATTTATTCTGTTTGTCTACTCAGCATTCGCTACGATGTCAGCGTGGGATATAGAAGTCAACAACAACTATGTTGAACTCCTAGGTCAATGGGGAATGTTGATTATGTCCTTCTATTTCGGTGGGCGTACGCTAGAGAAGATAATGGATATGAAGAAAGGCAAAGATGAACCTAAGCCCTAATTTCACCTTAGAAGAACTAACCCACTCTGAAGTAGCAGAGCGAAAGAACCTAGATAATACTCCTAACGCTACCGAGATTGCTAATCTAACCCGATTGGCAGCCTTGCTAGAGCAAGTTAGAAGTCTCCTAAACAAGCCTATTATGATTAACTCAGGCTTTAGGTCTAAACCAGTCAATGACTCCGTCGGTAGCAAGGATACTAGCCAACATAGGATAGGTTGTGCTGCTGATTTAAGAGTCCCCGGAATGACCCCTAAACAGGTCGTAGAGGCGTGTTTGGCATCGGACATACCCTTTGACCAAATCATTGAAGAATTCGGCTCTTGGACTCATATAAGCGTTCCTAACGCTATTGCTGATAAGCCTCGTAGACAAGCCCTAATTATTGACAAGAATGGCACTCGTCCGTTTGCTTAGTGAAGTGTAACCTTTTGTCGGTATTTATTGATACTTTATAACAAAAAGAACCCCGCCGAAGCGGGGCTATAAAGATACTACCTAGGGGTTAAATCTCACATCCGCCTGCAGTACAGCTCAAAGTCTGAGCGCCTTCCACATTATCGTCATACTCTTTGAAGTTCTCCCAGTCTACGGCATTGGGAACCAAGGCTTTTAACTTGTTATAAGTCTCCTCATCACATTCCTCGTAAGGCGCTTGTTTATAAGTGCCACCATCCATTGGTAGGAAAGACACTCCAGTTACTTCATCGAAGTGGCGATACACCCACGCCCCAACATCCATCCACTCATCTTCACGCACTGAGATGGTAACAGATGGTTTATGTTCACAGTAATGCCGTTGGAACAATAACCAAAGCCGTAAGTGCTGAATCGCAGTTAAGTCTTCACGCAATAGTCCACCATCGTCTACCTTTACAGGAAAGCTAAAGACAGTAGTAGAGTCTGGTTTTAGATAGCAAGGCTCACCGACAAAGCCAGAGGAGAGCATAAACTGTGTTAATGGGTCTTTGTTATCAGCCCGAACACGGCGTATGTAATACTTGCTATGTTGAGGATGAATCCCAGAAGCAGTACTGCAAAGCTGAGAAACTGTTCCCTCTGGTTTGATAGCAGTAACCGCCACAGACTGATTAATACCAATAGTTGCAGCAAATTCAATGTTAGTAGTGATAGCAACATCTCTTAGTCTCTCCAATCGAGCAGGTAAGTCTTCATCATCAGGATTATTCAGTAGTTCATTGTCACAGATACCGGTCATAGACACACCCAATAGCGCCTCTTCTTTGGTGTTCTTTTCCCAAATCTTACGCAGGTAAGGAAACTCTGTTAGCGATGCTTGGAAGGTTCCCAAAATCGTTGCCAAGCGGACTTTATTCTCCAAGGTAGATACAGTATCGTAGCTACGCACAATACAACTGGAAAGATTACAAAACTGATAAGGACGAAGAATGATTTCGCTACAAGGGTTAGTGCCAAAAGCATAGGTTTCGTCTCTGCGACCATTCTTTGCTGCCTGTTTCTGAGATGCTTCACGATTAAATATACCTCGCTCTCCAGAGTGTGATTCATAGATACTTGACCATTCACGCATAAACTGACCGATACTAGGTGTTTCAGCATAGGTAGCAGAGTTATTGGCTAAGGCTCGTTGTCCTTGACCGTCCCACCAGTTACCTGCTTTAGCGTGTGCCATCTTGTCGTCTGACAAATCAGACAAGGAAATCATTGCACTCCGTCTGACTCCACCCACAACAACAACTTCCCCGATTTTGCACAGAATATCATGACACTCAATGGACGACAAACGACGACCAACTGCCCCTCTAAACTTGGCAATAGTGAACTTAAAAAGCTCTTCCAAAGGTCCGGGTCCAGAAGCACGACCTCCGAATACTTTGAGTCTAGCTCCGGCAGGTCTAACTTTGGATAAGTCGTACCTTGGAACTTCACCAGAATACAGTAAAGCAATGAGCTGTCTAAGTGATTTAGCCCATCCTTCTTTAGAATCCGACACCACAATAGTAGTCTGACTAGCAAACAACTGCTCTGGGACTTCAGGTAGTTTAGAAACATATTGCTGCTCCACAGAAAAGCCGACACCAGTGCCACAGAGAAGAATGTACATTGCTTCGTCAAAGGCTTTGGGGTCATCGATTGGTAAATATGAACAGTTAAATGCTGCGACATTCTGACGCTCTAGTGCTGGTCCTGCTGTCATCACAGCTCTCATAGACGGCACTACTTCAAGATTAACAACAGCAGTTTCTAATTCTTTGCGTAACTCAGGCGATAGTGTGTAGTTCTGTTTGGTCTTGAGATGCTCTGTCATAAAGTCAAAGTATCGTGCTACTGTTTCACTCCAGTGTTCTCTGCGACCTTTATCGTCAAGATAGCGACTGTATCGTGATTTAGCAATAAAGGTATTGTAGGGACTCATCTTATATTCTGTCATTATTATTTAACTTCCTGTTCTAGTTTATCGGCGTATTCTTCAATTCTATCAGAAAACATTTGGACGATTTCTTCACTACTGATGTCTAACAACTCTAGTAGTGTGATTTCGTCCACTTCTTTAAGACGCTCTTTAATTTCATGCAGCAGTAATGGCATCTTTCTCTTTCTGAATAAGGTAGTCTAAGTAGTGTCGGGCTTTTTCTAGGTCTTCAACTCCATTCTTAAATTTATAGCGAAGGACATATTTTACCACATTTCCTGCCCAGTAGTCAAGTCCCCATTCTTCAATGATTTCCCAAGGCTGATGCGCTCGTTTGTAGTGGTCGCCACCGACCTGTCTAGCAAGCACATCACCAGAGTCTTCCATACCTGCTTCATATCCGTAATGAGCTGGCATTGCTATTGGGTTATTATCCATGATACTTTACCTCTGCTGACTTTTTAATTGACTTCGTTCCTTGCGACCAAGTTCCGCAATCCCGGCATTGATAGCGTTGATACGCTCCTGTAGTAGATATAGCAGTGCCTCGTCTTTGCAGATTCTCCGAAGCACAGTTAGGGCAATGATGTCCATCCAAGAAGAGATTGTGATTAGGATGAGACTTAACCCAAGGAAGAAGAGTGCTGTACAACGACTCAAGTAAAACGACATCTTGTATATTGTACTTTTCCATACGCTTCCAAGCATCTTTATCTCCGTTCATGCACTTGACCCACAACTCATGTCCTTCGTGTTCGTGTTTCTTACCGAGTCCTAAACGCTGTGCTACATAGTCCAACTTGTTACTAGGAAACCTAAAGTTGCTACGAACAACACGCAATAGGTCAATTTGTTTATAAGGCGATGGTGGATTAAAACGATGTAGTAAGAATTCCTTGTTAAGAGTAGGAATATCAAACTTAGTACCATTGTAATGAACCACAGCATCTGCATCGTTGAGAAGCCCATGAATTCCTTTCAGCATTGTCTTGGGTCGTGATTGGTGTACAGAATCAAACAGTATTTCTTTTTGTCCTAACCACTTGGCTGCGTAGCATAGGACATAAGAAGACTCCATCAACTGATTGATGCTGACATTCTGTTGCCAAAGACCCCACACATGAGCTGTGTTCGGACTTGACTCAATATCAAGCAGTAGGATTTTCAAGACCATTCCTCGTCATCAAACTTAAACTCTGACTGTGGTGGGTCAATGCTATATTCTTGCGCTCGTACTGAACCACCACCATAATCTACAAACCTTAGTTTGTTCTTAACATCATAGCCATAAATGCTGCTAAGGAAGTCTGCAAAGTCAAGCATGACCGAAGTCCACTCTGCCGTCTCGTCATGAGACACACTAACCTCAACTGTGCGCTGTTTAGGATAGCCGTAGCCATCGTCTCTGTTGTCATATCCTGACTCAAAACTAAAACGATAAGTATTGTCGTCCATCATATTTCCTTTCTAAGGTCTTGCCATTAAATTAAATAATACTTCTGCATCGATTACTGCTAAAGGTTTACTGCCGTTCTGCTTGACAATTACAATTGGTTCATAATTGCCATGCGATTTTGCCTGTTCATAATACTTGTACACTGCAACCTTGGCTAATGATTTACATTCAATTGAGGCTGGTATTTCGTCCTTCGCCAACTGAGACATTACTATATCTTCCCCATGGCTGCCCATCGGACAACTGCGTAAGTCGAGTTCGCTTAGTTGCGGATACCTTTTTAGCAACTCGCTTACTACCCACTTTTGCAGGTTTCGTCCCTTTGCTTTCGCTGACTGTGGCTTCATTCAATACCTTTCTATCTTTAATCCATGCTTTGGGAATGTGCATCCGGGCGTTGGTTTCGGTGTCCGACCAAGTTGATGCAATGCAGATGGCTTCATCGGTTTCATGGACTAGAAACCCAACAGTAATGCACTGGTGAATCTCTGCTTTTACTTTCTCTTCCCATCCTGAATCAGCGACGGCATCAATCCATGAGATTTGAATTATATCTGGGGGAGTTGCCACAGTTCGTGTTCCTTTCGTTGTAACCACAGTAGTTGTCCATTTTCTAATACACGCTTTTCATCGCCGTCATACGCCTTTAGAACGGCTTTATACAATTCTGTTTCATTGGTGCATTCCGCTAGTATCTTCTTTGCCTTAACAGGACCAATGCCTTTTAATCCAATGATGTTATCAATCCTATCGCCAGTCAGTATCTGTGTGTAGAAAGCTACCAAGCCTTCAAACTCTGAGACATAATACTTCTGTTGTTTACGATAGTTGTAATGCCAGCCTCTAAACTGGTTTAAATCCTTATCAATATGCACCATGATGGTTTCGTCTTCAGGTAGTGCATACGCAGCAATGCCAACGGCATCGTCGGCTTCAATTCCTTTAACGACAGTAAAGCCCCATGATGTGACTAAATGACATCTAAGTGCTTGAAAATGAACAGGTTTCTCTGATATGCGTTGTCCTTTGTAGGGCGCAGTAACGGCTAATTCATCTCGAAAGTTGCCTTTACCAGTCAGGAATCCTTTATAGTCTTCACAGTCTAAATTCATGCACAACTCAACCATTGTCTGCTCAAGTCGTGAAACTGCAATAGACTCCTCTACATCGTTGCTAGAGAAGCCTACTGCATAGATTAACGAATCAGCGTCAATCAGCGCTGTTATCACAGGATGTCGTCATCCATGTTTTCGTCAGCATCAACGCCCTCGGCGCTGTACTTAACTAAATCAGTAATAACAATCTTTGCTAATGAAGCCGAGACACCATTCTTGTTCTTCCACTTCCACTCGTAAGGCTTGATGAGTGCAACTGCTTTAGAACCATTACCGACAATATCTTTGATTTCATTGCCGTCTTTGTCGTATGGCTGGATAGCGTAGTTTGACTTCACAGTCAAGAACCAACCCTTCTCAGGTTTGTCCTCACGCTTGCGTGGTGTAAGACCAATAGACTCCAACGCCTGTACAGCATTGTCCGAAAGATTGGCTAAGTCACATTGGAACTTGCCACTCATCTCATTGACTTTATCAAAAGAAGCCCATTGAACTTCAGCTTGTATTTTTACTGGTTTCATTTCCATAATACTCTCCTTATCTACAACGGTTTAGAAATACTGCAATTGCTATTATACAACAACTTCTAACTACTCTATTCCACAATATGAAATAGTTACTGCAATGTCTGTGTTGAGTAATCAAGACTAGCCTCTAGTGTACCATCCTCAATATCAAGTAAAGCATCCTTTAATAATTCGTAGGTTTCTTCAAGGTCAAAAGAGGATTCTAAACTGTAAGTACCGTTCTTGTAAGCAGTAACAACAGTCATCCCTAATATGTCTTCTTTGTTTTTATCCATTAATGGGTCTCTTTCCAGTTGTTACCTACACGATATTCGCCGCTTAACGGACAGCGCATCTTTAATACTACACCAGCATCGGTAATTGATTGTACACCTAGTTTACCGACTTCGTCTGCACGATTCTCTTCCACTTCAACCTGCCATTCATCATGGACATTGGCTACAAACTTATAATCAATCTTTGACTGGCGTAAACGCTTGTTGAATATCACCAGTGCCTGTTTCATTGCTATCGCACCTGCGCCTTGCAATAGCGTGTTGAGCGCTGAATGCTCCGAGCGAACGAGTAACTTGCGTCCGTCCAGACCCGGTAGCCACGCTTTCTGAAAGTAGAGACGAGATACTTTTTCCCGCAATGCTCTAAGCCCCGGCGTGTTGCGTAGAAAACGAGTAATGAGTGCTTGTCCTTCTTTCGATGAACCTCCAACAATTGACCCAATCTTGGCAGCTCCCGCACCATAGAGGAATGCATAGATAAAAGTCTTAGCTTGATTCCTTGTCTCAAGCCCTGCTGCTTTTTGGTTCGCTGTGTGTATGTCGCCTGATACAACTTCAGTAGTATACGCATCGTCTTTCATATAATGAGCCAACATTCGCAACTCTAAACCGCTTGCATCAATGCCAACTAATTTATATCCTTTATTAACTGTCCAAAGTTCTCTGCAGTCTGGTCCATAAGGACTACCACTATTGGGAACCTGTGCCATGTTAGGACTGTGGTGGGTCATACGACCAGTAACTGCGCCGTTAGTAATAACCTGTCCATGCACACGACCATCGATTTGAATAGCATCAATCCAACTCTCAACCTGTGCTATCCGCTTTTGTAACATCAAGTATTCAGCGATGGCTTTCGCTTCTGGGATGTCGATGCCTTCGAGCGTTGTTTCGTCGACAATGATGCTGCCTTTTTCTGTGAGCTTGCTCGGCTTCCAACCCTTCTCGATGAGCCTTTCGGCGATTTGCTTGCGGCTTCCGGGATTGAAGTTTTCCACGATGTCGGGAAGGGGTCTACCATGTGTTTGATGGGTGCGACCAGATGTGACTTTGGCAGGAAAGATGCTCTGCATTTCAACGCAAATAGCGTCCAGCTTAGTTTTAAGAACAGATAATAATTGTAGAGCTTTAGCTTCATTGAATCGGAATCCATTTCGCTCTTGCTCTGCGATGATGAATGCGACTTCGTGTTCGAGTTTGATACTTTCTTGTGAATAGTCATGTGACATCTCCTTGGTTAAATGTTCATACAGTTTTTGAGTTACTAGTGTGTCCTGTATGCAATACCACACTAGTGCTGACATTACAGGCTCGTCAAAAGCTAAATTGCTTTGGTCAACTTTCTTACCTTTAATATCTTCAACAATTAAAGCCTTATTAGTCATCCAAGACCATATCTTTTTATAAGGTGCTTTGTAATATCCTAAACGCTCACCCCATGCTTGTAGTGAGTGCCCAGACTCGATGCTTGGCGAAAACAAACGACTTATTACGAGCGTATCGCACACTTGCGTCTTCTTCATAGTAATCTTCCAATTCTTCTTGAGAACAGGACCGTCGAAGTTTATGCCGTTGTGCATTATAATCAAAGTGCAAGAGTCCAAATACTTTTGTAGTCCTTCTGGATGTTTCCATACTTTCACCTCCGCATTGTCAATGTTACGAGTAACGACACACCAAATCTTATCGTGTGCTGCGTTGGTTTCAATATCAAGAACGATTCTCATTCTATTATTGTAAACAAGTCTGCAAGATTAATCAAGTATAATTTAGAAGTATTATCATCACCACCACGCACCACTCTTGGTTTGTTCTGTTTGATATATCGTTTTAGCACCGCCACAGGAAACACGAGTGTCATAATTAGTTCGCCATTCAATGCTAGATTATGAAACCAGAAATCTGATTGTGTTACAGCAATCCCACTAGGATGTCCACGACTCTCAAATTCAATCACAATGTTACCGGTAGAATTCCATTTATCTCGCTCAGTTTTAACTTCAATCTTACTGCTCTGAAATATATCAGCAATCTTTTGTTCAAAGATTTGTCCATATTCCAAATCAATATCAAAGCGATTATCGTTATTCAGTTTCATTTAAGATTAATCCAGAGTCCAATCTGCGCTGCAGCATAGCCTATCCAAATCAATGCGTTAGACATACTGCCTTTGCTAAGTTGCAAGACACCTACAACTAAATAGCCAATGCCAGTGGCTCCGACAATGTAGTGTTCTAGAGTCATTTCTTCTTAACTGCTTTCTTGGCAACGACTGGCGTAGTTGATACTGGTCTCGGTGTCTCAAACATCACTGCCAATAGTTCCTGTATCTCAGGTTCAGTAGCAACCCAACGATGCCCGTTGTTAAACACAATCTCCCTATCAATAATGTAAGTAACTGAATCGGGATTGATTAAACGACCATTAATATTGACTAGTTTATTCATCGCCCATGCGCTCCAGTTCGTTCTCTGCCAATGTTACAGCAGCTTTCAAACTCTTAATCAGTTGTTCCACATCACCACGATGGTCAGGACAAATAACACCACGAACAAAATACATATCCAATGTTTGACGCACTATTTCCTTGAGTGTGCTTTTGAATGTAATGGGGTCATCGCCATCACCGATGTAAAACCCATATTCTAGGCTACCATTCTCGGCAATCCAAATAAAGCTATCTAGTTTAACAGTCTTCGTAGTCATGCTTACTCCTTGTCTAAATACTTATCAATCGCTTCATCAATCTCTTGACCGAGCATCCATTGCCACTTGGTCATATCGCCGTTGCATAGGATTACTGATGGCGCTGCAATCTCAGGATTGACATCCCATGATGCACTGCGTAGCCAGTTGTATCGCTCTGCATTCTTAAATACTTCCTGATTGTCCTGAATGCGACTAAACACATTCTTGTTTAGTTCCTTCAATCGGTCAATCTCGGTGCATAAATCAGTAATGATTTTACGAGTGACATGGTAATCGTCAGTCTGTGCATAGCGCTTTGCTTTTTCAATTAAATCATTGTTCATAGTGTGTCCTTTATCTCTAACATTCTTCCGGTTTGTCCATTATACAGCAAAGAGCCAGCATTGCCAGTGTATCCACTAAATCGATTCTTCAGCACCCTGACACTAGTGGTATTGCGTTCAATCATATCTTCAGCCTGTCCATTACGCTCTAGTCCTATGACGATGTCAGAGAGCTGTGCAATAGCGCCTGAGCCACGCAACTGTGCCAAGGATGTAACAGCGCCTTCCTCGTGTCCACGACCTTCGTTACGCTTGAGATGGGAGACACAAATCAAACTGATGCCAGTCTCTTGCACAATCATGCGTAGCTTAGTCATGATGGCATCAAGAGCTTTCCGTTCATCACCAACATCACCGCCACTAACGATAATGCTAATATGGTCAAGAAAGACATAACCACAACCAAGACCTTTAGCCATATATCGTACTCGGTTGACAATGTTTTCCAAAGAAGTGCTGCCAAAATGGTCAAACAAATACAGGCGGTCAGTTCCCAAAGTTCTATCAAAAGCATCTTTTAACTCCTCAGAAGTAACTTCAACATCAGGTAAGTGAATGGGTTTGTTCACCGCCAAAGACATAAGCGACCTAGCAGTCTTGCGGACTCCCTCTTCAAGAAACATAAGTCCGACATTGTCACTAGTCTTGTTAAGGATATGCCAAACGATTTCTCGTAAGAACTGAGATTTGCCAAGACCAGAGCCTGCTGTGACCATGACAAGTTCCCCTTTGCGAATGCCGTATGTGAGTTTATTAACGCCGTCATACGGATAGTCACAATCAGCTTTCTCAATAGGAGACGATACCAATTCCCAGAGGGTGTTACCTTGAATAATTCCATCAGGTATGTAAGATTCAGCAGCCCACCAAGTATCAACAAATTCCTTACTAGCATCATTTTCAAGATAATCAGAGGCATCTTTGTATCCTGTCTTATGTTTCATGATTTTAACTTTGCCACCAAACAACTCGGCGACAGCCTGTGCTGCTTTCTGTCCGGGTTCATCAGCATCAAACGATAAGATAATATTCTCAAAAGAATCAATCCATTCGTATTCTGCTTTACAGTCCTTCAGAGCGCCACTAGCGCCACTGCGGATACTGACACAAGGATATTTACTACCTTGCATCTGATAAGCAGCCAGAGCGTCTAGTTCACCCTCACAGATAGTTAAGTATCGACCTGATTTGGTAAAACAATTCTGCCCAAAGAGTGTGGCTTCTTTGAAGTCACCGGCAATGCTAAATGATTTGGTTTCTACCAATCTAGTCTTAATAGCGACCATCTTGCCATCAATGTCGTAGTAGGGATAGTAGTGTTTACCATCATCCTGTTTAACGCCGTAAGCTACGCAAGTAGCCGAAGTAATACCACGATTAACGATACTACGAGAAGAAGCATTGTCATAAAAGTTTAGTTCCTTGTTCATTGGTTTTTTGTAATCTTTCGTAATTTCACCTGTCCTAGCCTTGTATGTGTGGCATACATGGCAGTAAGTGTGTCCATCGCTGTGCATAGCGTTACCATCGCTTGAACCGCACTCGTCGCAAGCCATGTGATATAAAAATTTACTCTCAGTCAATGCCTTGACCCCTCTGCCGTAATGAGTTGACATCGAAGTGCCTGCACCTCCGCCAGTGCCATAACTAGTTCGGTTTGTGTTTTGACTAGTTCGTCCTGTAATGCTTTGATTTGTTTCATCAAATCGTGTTCGCATAATTCTCTATCCTCGCTGGTAAAAGTTGTCATTGGTTTTCTCCATTTCCAAAAGTTATTCCAATTCACTAGGTTTAGTGGTGGACACTTCCATGCCATCTTCAGTCCCTTCAAACAATTTTAACTCTTTTGCACAGTGAATGCAAAGGAAAACATAACCATCGGGTATTATTCCTCTACGCAATTCATCGTTCTCAGCCTCAAGCATTGCTCTGGTTTTCTTAGTCATAACATTCCTAATGTATCGTATTATTTACAATAACCCTACTTTATGTATCATTTATGTTACAGATTATTAATGCGTGTGCCAATCCAGTTCATCACAGGCACAGCCATTGAGTTACCCATTGCTTTGTAACGCAAACCATCCGGGCAGTCAGCAGAAACTTTCTTATTCCAAGGAATCTGTGTGTAGTTATCAGGAAATCCCTGTAATCGTTCGCATTCTATAGGCGTTAATCGACGAACTGCGGTGCTTGCAGCATAGACAGATGCCACTTGATTAGTGACTTCAGTAGATTGCGGTGAGCGACTTGGGTTATTGGATGCCGTCAGAGTTGGTGCAACAATATTTGTCAATGGAACTGCAACCGCAGGTGTTTTGCTTTTATCCAATGTTGGTGAAATAGTATCCACCGACATACTTTGGTTGGAACTGTTTTGCCAACCGAACGCAACACCATGTACATCTGTCGTATTTAATGTATAGGACTGCTCTTCCTTATATCCCATCCCATTTCCAGTTTGACTTGTTGCGCCTGCACCCTGTAAAGCATACGAAACATTCTGCACGAACGGAATGTTACCACCGCCAGTTCCCCATGTAGATGTAACAGTCTGACAGGTTTCGCCCATCTCTTGAACACGGCTATCGGATGGATGGTTTTCATACGCAATCATGTTAAAACCATCTGCTCTGCTCCATTCATGACAAGTAGTCTGTAAACAATTTGCAATGTCTTCAACATAGAATGTTTCCGAACCACCACCTAAGACTCCTCCACTGGCTTTGGTTGTTCCTGCGATGACATCTTCACGATATTGTCCAAAGCTACTTTCAACAAAACCGGTAACACTTTTCCTCGTCTTGCGGCCCGATTTAAAATCCCCTGACAGGCTTTCGGACTCAAATAATACTTCTGCTGCAGGTTTCCAGTCTCCAAGATGTCCGACAACAAACACTCTTCTGCGCCTTTGTGGGACTCCGAAGTTTTGAGCATCAAGCACTCTGTATGCGAACCCATACCCGAGTTCAGCCACCGCCCCGAGGAAGGCTCCAAAATCCCGTCCACCGCCTGAACTGAGGACACCCGGCACATTTTCCCAAATGAACCACTTGGGTCTAAATCGGTCAAGAATTCCAACATAGGTGAGTGCGAGGTTTCCTCGTGGGTCTTCAAGTCCTTTACGAAGTCCTGCGACTGAGAATGATTGGCAGGGAGTTCCTCCAACAAGAATGTCAATTGATTCATTTAAATTCCACTCCTTATATTTAGTCATGTCCCCAAGATTAGGAACATTTGGATAATGATGAGCCAGTACTGCTGATGGAAATGACTCAATTTCAGAAAATGCAACAGGTTGCCATCCTAACGAATGCCACGCTACTGTCGCCGCCTCAACACCACTACAAACACTAAGATAGTTCATATGATTCCTTTTTATTTAACATCAATAACACCTTGTACACGCACTCTGTGTGGGTAATCTTTCTCAATCCAAAAGCAACGATACACGCCGTCACGAACACTAAGCCAAGCCTCATAGCGTTGATGTTTGCCTGTAAAATCATCGCAGCCAGTGTGGTCAAACTCAACTTTGTTTGCAACCCAACCACACAATAGACCTAGTGCGAACACTCCAACAAAGATTGCATCCCTAATCATTGATATCTTCCATAACTGCTCTACCTACTAAACGATTAACCTTGTCAGCGATTGCCGTAGACAAATCGTCCATGACCTTGTCATAGCCATAATCACCAATTAAATCAACAAAGTCCATCATAATAAAGTGATACCGAGCTTCTTCGTTGTGGCTTTGATTCATAAACACCCCCTAGTTAAAAGACAATACAATCATAAGACATAACCATAAAAAGTCAATACATAAGACAAAAATAAAAGACTTGACAACATTTACAAAATTGAGTATAATGCTTTTACAACATAGACTATCGTTGATTGTTGTTTGATGTTAATTGTTAGTAGTCTATATTCACAGTATGGCATAGACTATATTAACTATACCGATACCTATATTACCCGCAAGCGTGAACATTATCGATTGTCCCAATCTGTCCAATAGTCTTCAGGGTCTTCCGCATCTAAACCACCATCAATATATCCATCACCGTCAGCCAACTGCTCAGGCAGTGTAGTGTCAGATTCATTCATTAAATCTTGCCTTACCTGTATTGGAATATAAGCATCAATTGTTTTTAGACAATCGGTACATATTTCCACATATTTCCGGGTGATGGCGTGTTTAATTGTTGCCTCATAATCGGTCAACATGGCGTTGCAACATTGGCATCTCATTAAAATTCCCCTTCCGCAATATTCTCAGCAATGTCTTTCCAATATGCTTTGACTTTGTCAATGACTTCCGCAGGTGCGGTATTAGGTTCATAGTCTTCATCCAATTCCAATTGACTTAATGCCTCATACCAATTGGATTCATTGGCCCAATAACACTCCCCATCGGATGCTAATAGACAATCCACAGATTCATTAAAAGCATCTTCATCAAAATCTCCGTCTTCTGGTTCATAATATCGATTATTGTTGTAATTCATAAAAAGCCTCTCTATTCAATTTAAATTGATTAAGTAATACCCAGACACCAACACCTTTAAGAAAACCTCACCAAAGCAGTTTAAATGCGTTTTAAAGGTATTCCCAAGTATAACACAGCAGCACTCCAACAAGGTGATAGACAACATAAGCTAAAACTAGGTATGTCATGCACCAAAAGATTAAGGTTTTCATTGTTTGTATGCCTCTCTAGCATTGTGAATATTCATCCATAGTTTAAACAGTTCATCATCAGATAAACGCCACAGGTGTTTCTGATATTGTGGGTCAGTCTTACCCTCAAGATATCCTAGGTCGGTCCATATTTGATACTGCATTTCTGAGCGTGTCATAGAGTTCCTTTCATAAATAGAAAACAATATATACCAACGCAAACAAACTGCTATAGAGTGCAAAACCAGTCAGAAGTAATGATTTCATTTTATTAGCCTTTCTTCAATTTCTTCAATCAATTCCAAAGCATATTGCCTCCATTGTTTGTCATGGTCCGTAGACCATTCATCAATGAAAGAAATGACATCGAACACAATGACATTATTGGTTTGAATATCGTCCGCAATTGTTTCTAGTTTAATTTCTTTCATAATTATTTATCCTCGTTAAATAGTTCATTCCAATCAATGAATGCCTCGCAACATAACTTAGCGATGCGATTTGCCTCATCTCTGTCAATAATGCCATCATCATATTGTTGATGGATGTCGTTAATCGATAAAAACAATCCCTCAATGTCGTATGGCTCAGGTTCTGCCTTAATAATCGGTTTCATTTTGCGGGCCGCGAGATACCCCAAACAGAAATCCTGAATGGTTTCACTGTTGTAATTGTCAATCCGGTCAGAGATTTCTAAATAATCCCCATCGATACCGTCTTGAATCTTGCAGAGATTGAAACAAAACGGCTCCCCATTTTCTGGCAAATCATTGGTGGAATATTCGTTTGCGTTCATGATGTCAAACTGCACCCCATAATCAATAAACTGAATAGAGAGATGTTCACAACCTCCGCCTGTGTAAACTTGTTCAATGTTAATTTTAGTCATAATTATCTCCTTAAAATTGTTGATAAACGATAGAGCAACTATATGATGAATTCTTAGGAGTGTCACCAACACCTAAAACGATGGTTCTATCATTCATAAAGTCTAATACAAACTCTTCTATTTCTGCAACACCTTTGACATCGATGTCATATTGGTGAATTAGTTCTTCAAAACTAGATTCGGCATAATCGCAACATAAAGCAATAACATCTAGTTCCATTTCTTCATTGCAAGATACTTCTAAATCTTCACAATAATCGAACAAAACTTCCAATCCCTCATAAGAGAAATTATTTGGGCGAATGCTCTGGAACGCATTGCGGAAGTCGTTAAGGTTGATAGTTTGTTTCATGTTAATACCTCCAAGTTAGGATACTGCGTTGTCAATGACACTCTTGCGAGTGTTTCGGGAATTAATCCCATCATCAGATTGACTGTTAAAACTGATTATCAAGTATAGCAATCAACCAATAAACATCATCAAGTTTAATCGCCTCTCTTACTTCTTCATTCTCTAATGCTAATGATGGGTCAATGGTTTTTTCTGTGCAAATTGCAATGAATTCTGATTTAGTCATAATTATCCCCTGACAATAAAATTGTGTTTAGATGTGTGCCCGGATGCTAAATATTCAGGTGCATCAAGCATAGGCAAACGCTCGGCAAATACTAATAACGGCTCACTATCGCCCAATGCTTTACGCCATGTGTCTAATTCTGTGAAACCCTGACGGACCAATGCGTGAGTAGATTTGGTGTGATATAAAAACATTATTAACCCCTTTGATAAAAATTAACTACATCGTCAAGATACTCATTTAAATGATAAACACAGAGTTCTAGTGCCTCTTGATGGTTCAAACACTCTTCACCCAATGCCAATCGATGGACATCAGTGTACTCACCATCTCTGTCATGGTCTGCCAAGAGTGTCAGCAAACTATCACGGCCCAAGTTATGAAACTCTTCAATTGTGTAATCTGTCAATGTTTTCATGGTTCTATTCTCCTGTTCTACTGTTAATGATGAATATTGCTCTAATTTACGCTCTAAACCTTTCATGCGTTTACCTCGTCAAAGTATGTTGATACTAGTTTAATTGCATTTAATACTGATGTTTTACTGCTGATTTTACGACCTGTTTGACCTCTTAAAATCCAAGAATCATCGCTTGATTCTAATTGTAGTGTTTTACCATCATCAAGAAAGAATCTTGTATAGTTTGTGCCGTCTTCCCGTTCTACATTCCAATGATGTGTAATCTTCATGGTTATTGCCTTTCTTATCTACTGTTGAAAATGTACAACTGACTCTAGTCTGACAGTTCTATATAGTATGTCAACACTTTTCTTTATACAATTTAGTTATGATTTGCTCATGCTTTATATATTAGGGTTTACCCTCGAAACCAGAGCATGGCATCCTCTTAATACTAAACTATCAAAACAGGTAAAAACGCCTCTATGACCCTCTAATGCAGTCTAAACAGTATCTAAGGGTTTGTACTGGGTGACAATAGGTGCTGCCTATGAGTTCCCGGAATCGATAGGCAAACACTATCACGGCCCTGATAGGTAAACACTATCAATTGTAGTTTCTTAATAGCTTGGCGCTATTGGATGATGCTGCACTATACTGGTGCAGGTGTACTGGATTGGTGCATTAGGTTGCACTAAATAGGTGCATCATCGACCCATACATATTCTCTATTGCCAACACAGGCTCAATAGTTTTTCTATATTGGTCTATGATATATGCGTCAATGCGTATATGCGTCAATGCGTATATTCGTATATGCGTATATTCGCACAGACCGATATAGATGTAAGTAAGTGCTAACTAACATAGGGGGGGTGGGGTAGACTATGTTGTGTAATGTTGGCGGAGCCTCCATAGCATACAAAAGAGTAAAATAGGACTATGATAATTAAGAAAAAAGGGACACAGTCAACAATGCTGTATGTCATTGATTAATAAGGTAGAATAAAATAGGGACACAGTCAATGGAAATGCTCACTCCGTAGGAGGTCGGAATTGTCCCCAGCGGAGACCTATATCGCCAGTGCAGACCCGCTCAGTCGCAGACGACACAATAACCCTACTATGAAAATAATGCTTGACAAAATAGCAAAAATGTGCTAAAATCGCCTTACAAGTTAAACGACACACACTATAAAGAAACATATAAGCCCTGCAAGCAGCGGATTTATTATAGCGCACTAAACCACCGCTAAACCACTTGGTGAAAAACAATTACCAAGAAACCCTCTGATAGCGAACAGCTTAGCCTGACGGCAGCGCACTATAGTACTAATAGGGCTTTGAGTTTTTTCTTTTCTTTGTCTTTCCTTAAAGGATAAAAAGGCGTTATGTTAGAAGTTGAAAAACAATTATCTACCGAAGATGCACAGTCACTAGACGATGGTTCTGTCTTAAAGAAGAAGCGACCAAAGTTGGTTAGACGCAAAGTAGTCGATGGCAAACCTGTTCGTGGTCGTCCCTCCAACAAGGCTCTCGCCAAGAAGAAGAATCCCGGCGTGGTGGGCAGACCGCCCGGCGACGCAGCAAGAATTGCAGAGTTTAGAGCAAGGCTGTTGGCAACGCATGGCGATAGTGTGATTGAGAAGATTATCACGACTGCGCTACAAGATGGACACCCAGCACAGGGAGCAATGCTAAAGTTCTGTGGAGAACGATTGTTACCACTCTCAGGCTTTGAAGGTAAGAACGGTGGTGGTACTCCGCAGATTAGTATTAACATTAGTGGACTGACTAGTCCAACGATAGAAGCAGAAGAAGTGATTGATAACGATGTCACCGATGTAACAATTAAGGACATTGATGAATCTTGACTTTAAACTGCTCAAGTGGCAACAAACTGTATTTAAGGACCAGACTCGATTCAAAGTGATTGCTGCTGGTCGTCGCTGTGGAAAGTCTAGGTTGTCTGCAGTAACCCTATTGATTGAAGGGTTAAACTGTCCTGAAGGTTCTAGTGTAATGTATGTTGCACCAACCCTCGGACAAGCAAGAACGATTATGTGGGACTTGTTGATGGACTTAGGTAAGCCTGTCATCAAATCTGCTCACATCAACAACCTTGAGATTAGTTTGGTGAACGGCAGAAAAATCCTCATTCGAGGCGCTGACAACCAAGACTCATTGCGTGGTGTGTCTTTGTCGTACTTGGTAATGGACGAAGTTGCCTTTATCAAGTCAGAGATTTGGGAACGAGTGCTTCGTGCTGCTCTATCGGATAAAAAAGGTAGAGCCATGTTTATCTCTACTCCTTCTGGTCGTAACCACTTTTATGAGTGGTTTCAATTAGGACAGAGTGGTACAGATGAGGATTGGAAGTCGTGGCACTTTACCACCGCTGACAATGAAACGATTGACCCGAAAGAGATTGAGGCTGCAAAGCGAACACTAAGTTCCTTTGCATTCGGACAAGAATACCTGTCTTCCTTCAATAATGCTGGTGCAGGATTATTTAAAGAAGAGTGGATTAAGTTTGGTGAAGAACCTGAGAGTGGGTCTTGGTACATCGCAGTAGACTTAGCTGGCTTTGAGGATGTCGCTAAAAGCGCTAACGCTACCAAGAAGAGACTAGACCAATCCGCTATAGCGATTGTCAAAGTCACCGATGATGGTACTTGGTTTGTAGAAAAGATTGAAGCTGGTCGCTGGGATATTCAGACTACCGCACTCAATATCTTAAAGAATATTAGAGAGTATGAACCTCTAGCAGTTGGCATCGAGCGAGGGGCGCTAAAGAATGCAGTATTGCCTTATCTCAGTGATTTGATGCGAAAGAACAACTGTTACGCTCATATCTTAGATTTAACGCATGGCAACAAGAAAAAAGTAGATAGGATTGTTTGGGCATTACAGGGTCGCTTTGAGCATGGACGAGTGGTACTGAATGCCGATGAAGACTTTGAAGAGTTTGTTGACCAGTTGCTCATGTTCCCTACCCCACAGGTGCATGACGACTTACCCGATGCTCTAAGCTATATCGACCAACTAGCGATAACAAGTTACAGTATTGACAACGAAGAAGACGATTGGCAAGCATTAGATGTGGTTTCAGGATACTAAAGGAAAACTATGGCTGAAAATATGGACATGAACGAAGGCACTCAATGGGAAGAACCATCTGAGGCGGATAAAGAACTTACCGCATTCGTCATACAACATTGTGACCGCTGGAGAGATTCTCGTGATGAGAACTACCTCGAAGACTGGAAAGAGTACGAAAGAATCTTCCGTGGAATCTGGGCAGACGAAGACAAGACACGAGAGTCTGAGCGTAGTCGTCTAATTTCACCAGCGACACAACAGGCAGTAGAGACCCGCCATGCTGAAATCATGGAAGCAATCTTTGGTAACGGAGAGTTCTTCGACATCAAGGACGATGTACGGGATTACAACAACAATCCAATGGATGTTGAAGCAATCAAGGTGCAACTCAAAGAAGACCTTGAGCGACATAAGATTCGTAAGGCTGTTGACCAAGTAGAATTGATGGCAGAGATTTATGGTACTGGTATCGGTGAGATTATCGTTAAGCAAGAGAAAGAATTTATTCCTGCAACGATGCCAATGCCGGGCAGTACCCAAGCAGCCTATGGCGTACAAGAGAAAGAATACTTCTGCGTTAAGGTTGTTCCTGTCAATCCTAAGAACTTCCTCATTGACCCCAACGCCACATCGATTGAGGATGCAATGGGCTGCGCTGTTGAGAAGTTTGTGTCTATTCACAAAGTTGTGGAAGGCATGGAGAAGGGTATCTATCGTAAGGTAGACATCGGACCTGCTGGCAATGACGATGACTTAGAAGTTACTCAAGAGGTAGTCCAGTACCAAGACGACAAAGTCAAACTCTTAACCTACTACGGTTTAGTACCACGAGAGTACATTGAACAGCTTGAGAACGAAGGTGAAGAAGTAGTTGACCTCTTCCCTGAAGACAGCACTGCTGATAGTTATAGCGACCTCGTAGAGGCTATTGTTGTGATTGCTAACGATGGACTCCTCCTCAAGGCTGAGAAGAACCCCTACATGATGCAAGACCGACCTGTTATCGCCTACCAAGACGATACAGTTCCTAATCGCTTCTGGGGTCGTGGTACAGTAGAGAAAGCCTATAATATGCAAAAGGCTATCGACGCACAGCTACGCAGTCACCTAGACAGCTTGGCACTGACTACTGCACCAATGATTGCGATTGACGCTACTCGCTTACCTCGTGGTTCTAAGTTTGAAGTCAAACCCGGTAAAGCACTCTTAACCAATGGCAATCCTGCTGAGATTATGATGCCATTTAAGTTCGGTCAGACTAGCCCTGAGAACTTCGCTACCTCGAAAGAGTTCGAGCGTATGCTCCTCATGGCAACTGGAACCCTAGATAGCCAAGGCGTTGTTACACAGGCTTCTCGTGATGCCTCCGGCGCTGGTATGTCTATGGCAATGGCTGGCATCATCAAGAAGTACAAACGCACCTTAACGAACTTCCAAGAAGACTTTATGGTTCCGTTAATCAAGAAAGCAGCCTTTCGTTATATGCAGTTTGACCCTGAGCGTTATCCATCGGTAGATATGAAGTTCATTCCTACCGCTACATTGGGTATCATGGCTCGTGAGTACGAACAACAACAGCTCATTGGCTTGTTACAGACATTAGGACCTAATACTCCAGTACTGCCAATCATCCTCAAAGGCATCATCGGTAACTCTAGCCTATCCAATAGGGCTGAATTAGAGCAAGCATTGACCCAAATGAGTCAACCAGACCCACAACAGGCTCAAATGGCTCAGATGACCCAGCAATTGCAGATGGAACAGGCTCAAGCAACCACCCAGTCGCTACAGGCTAGGGCGCAAAGAGACTCTGCAGAGGCGGCTAAGACTGTTGTAGAGACCCAATTGATGCCTGAAGAGCTTCGTGCTAAGGTAATTAGCTCACTTTCTACCAATATTGATGGTAAGAACAAGGAATCTGAGTTTGAAAAGAGAGCCAAGATTGCTGAATTGATGCTCAAAGAAGCCGATATTAAGAATAAAGGCAAGATTGTAGAGCTACAGATGCAAAAACAACGAACACAATAAAAAACACTTGACTTTTTACCGAAGTTGTGGTAAAATACCGCTATAAATGTAAGTAAGTGCTTACAAACATTCTCCACAAGGATAAAGAATGATAGATAAAAAATTACAAGAATACTACGAGAACCGCTTTTCAATGACGGCTACTCAAGGTTGGCAAGATTTAATGGAAGATGCACAGACAATGTTCACTTCCTTAAACAATGTCTTACCAATCCAAACTGAAGCAGATTTGCATCTGAAGCGAGGACAGTTGGATATCCTCCAATGGCTTCTCAGTCTTAAAGATGTATCCGAGCAGTCCTACGAACAGCTCTTGTCGGGAGACACGGCGAATGAGTAGGAAGTTATACGACTTTAAATGCTCAGAGGAACATATCACAGAGAGTTTTGTTGGAGATGAAACAACAACGATTCTTTGTGAATGTGGTTTAGTTGCTAACCGAATTATTTCTCCTATAAGAATTAGTTTGGATGGCACTGACCCAGTCTTCGTCTCCGCCTATGATAGATGGGCGAAAAGGCACGAAGACAAACAGAAGCAAGAAGCAAAGCAAAACGCCTGAGATACCTTTATTGGGAAATAGAGCCTCAGATTATTAATCCTAAAATCACTTGATTCGGTGACAGGAGACTTTAAATGGCAGCAACATTTATTCAAGAAGACGAACTGTTTGAAAGCAATGAAACAGAAGTAGTACAAGATGTTACAACTCCAGAAGCGTCAACAACAGACGCACAACCTGAAGCTAAACCACAAGAACCAGTAGAAGATTTACCAGAGAAGTACAGAGGTAAGTCCGCAATAGAAATTGCAAAGATGCATCAAGAGGCTGAGAAGCTCATTGGTCGTCAAGCAAACGAGGTTCATGAGGTACGAAGTCTTGCAGACCAGCTTTTAAAACAACAACTCGAAGCTCGAACAAAAGAAACAGCGCCTATTGAAGAATCGCTTGAAGAAGACTTTTTTGTAGACCCTAAACAGGCTGTCAACAGACAAGTAGAGAAGCACCCTGCTGTAATTGAAGCTAGACAAGCAGCATTAGAAATGAAGAAGATGAAGACGGCACAACAACTGTCGGCTAAACATCCTGATTTTACCACTATCGCACAAGATACTGGATTCCAAGATTGGGTTAAATCTTCTAAGATTCGACTGAACTTGTTTGCTAAAGCTGATGCAGAGTTTGACTTTGATGCCGCCGATGAGTTGCTTAGTACTTACAAAGAACTAAAGCAAATTAAACAGCAAACGCAAACGACTCAAACTGCAGCAGTAGAAAGCAAAGCTCAAGAACAAGCAATGAAGGCTGCCTCTGTTGATGTTGGTGGTGCTGGAGAGACGAGCAGGAAAGTATATCGTCGAGCAGACCTAATTAAATTGAAACTGACCGACCCTAATCGTTATGCAGATTTACAGGATGAAATCCTAGCCGCATACGCTGAGGGGAGAGTTAAGTAATTTTAGACTTAATAATTCATAAAGGAAATTAATCATGGCAGCAGTAACATACCCCGGCGGTAGTAGTTCTATCGTCAACAAAACAAACGCAGATAAGTTCATACCAGAAATTTGGTCTGATGAAGTTATCGCTGCGTACAAGGCAAACTTAGTTCTTGCAAACCTCGTCCGTAAAATGTCTTTTAAAGGCAAAAAAGGCGACACACTGCATATTCCTAAGCCAACTCGTGGCGTAGCAGCAGCTAAAGCAGCTAACACTGCAGTTACCATTCAGGCGAATGTGGAGAGCGAAGTACAAGTTCTCATCGACCAACACTTTGAGTATAGCCGTTTCATCGAAGACATCGTCGAAACTCAAGCATTGTCTTCTTTGCGTTCGTTCTACACTGAAGATGCTGGTTACGCTTTGGCTAAGAAAGTTGATGACACCCTCATCGCTGGTGGCAAGTCCTTCGGCGACGGTGACGCTTCTGACTGGGTTCATAGCAACGCATACTTTATCGATGCTTCCACTGGCTTAACCGCCTACGCATTAGACACTGTTACCACATCTGATGTATTCACCGATGCTGGTTTCCGTAAGCTCATCCAGTTGATGGACGACGCTGATGTTCCAATGGATGGTCGTAAGTTTGCTATTCCTCCATCACTCCGCAACGCAATCATGGGCATTGACCGTTACAATAGCTCTGACTTCGTTGATGGTCGTGGTGTAAACAACGGTCAAATCGGTAAGCTATATGGTATTGATGTTTATGTATCAAGCAATATGCCTATCATTGAAACCGCTGGCGACAACTCTGTTGGCGATGCCATCAAAGCTGCTCTCTTGTTCCATACCGATACATTGGTATTTGCAGAGCAACTCGGTGTTCGTTCACAGACTCAGTACAAGCAAGAATACTTGTCGACTCTTTATACCGCTGATACCCTCTTCGGTACTAAAGTAGTTCGCCCAGAAGCTGGCTTTGTACTCGCAGTAAACGCCTAATATAGGCTACTCAAGCTCCTTAGCTTCGGCTAGGGAGTTTGTTTAAGTGCATTCAACGAGTGTATTTAAACAAATAAGGAGATAAGCCTTGTCAATCTATCGTGGACCCGGCGGAGCAGGTGATGCTACTAACGATGCAAATAACCAAGCCGTCGTAGCACAACAATATGCCCAACAAGCCGAGAACTTCAAAAACCAAGCACAAAACAGTGCAACCTCTGCATCGAGTTCAGCCTCTGCAGCAAGTGGTTCAGCGTCTTCAGCATCAAGTTCTGCTACTACAGCAACTAATGCAAAGAACTCTGCTGAGTCAGCAAGAGATGCTGCTTTGGTGGCAGAAACTAATGCCGAAACAGCAGAAACCAACGCAGAAGCAGCAAGAGACGCAACCTTAAACTTTGCTGACAATGTAGTATTTCAAGCAACGACTTTAGCTGCTGGTTCTTCCGCAACAGTCAGTTACGATTCAAATGATTTAATTGTTAGTCTAGGTATTCCTACTGGTGCTACAGGCGCAACAGGCGCAACTGGAGCGACCGGCGCAACTGGCGCTACTGGACCTCAAGGAGCAACAGGACCGACTGGAGCAACAGGCGCTCAAGGCGCTACAGGAGCCACTGGCGCTACAGGAGCGACTGGTCCACAAGGTCTTAAAGGCGATACTGGTGATACAGGTCCGCAAGGCGCTACAGGAGCAACTGGACCGCAAGGTGCTACAGGACCGACTGGAGCAACTGGTCCTGCTGGTGCTGATGGTGTTGGTGTTCCTTCAGGCGGTACTACCGGACAGTATTTAGTAAAATCATCAAATACCAATTATGCTACTCAATGGAGTACATTAGATTTATCGAGTTATTTAACTTCATCTACCGCTGCCAGCACTTATGTTGCGCTAGGCGGTTCATATGCTAATCCGTCGTGGATAACATCTTTAGCGGGTAGCAAAATCACAGGAACACTTGACGGAGGAACATATTAATGCCAACCACAATCGTAACTAAGAACAGCTCTACTGCTTCGGCAGTACCATCTGCTGGTTCGCTAACACAAGGTGAACTGGCAGTCAATGTCACCGATAAGAAACTTTATACAAAAGACTCCGGCGGTACGGTTGTTGAGTTAACTGGTTTACGGTCTAGTGACATCGGTGTATCCGTACAGGCATATGATGCTGACTTAGGAGCTGTAGCAGGATTATCAACAAATGGAATTATTGCTAGAACTGGTGCTGGAACAGCATCATCTCGTACAATTACTGGAACAACTAATGTCATCACAGTAACGAATGGTGACGGTGTTTCTGGTAATCCAACTTTAACAGTAGGCTCTTTAGTAGCTAGAACAGACACAGCACAGTCTTTCTCTGCCGCACAGCGTGGTGCTATCTCTGCATTGACTGATGGTGCTACAATTACTCCAGACTTTGCAGTCGCTAATAACTTCTCCGTTACACTTGGTGGTAACAGAACACTAGCAAATCCTAGCAACTTAACTGCGGGTCAATCAGGTTCTTTCTTTATTACGCAAGATGGCACAGGTTCTAGGACTCTAGCTTATGGTTCTTACTATGACTTTGCTGGTGGCACAGCACCAACACTTTCTACTACTGCATCCGCAGTCGATAGAATAGACTATGTAGTTCGTACTACAGGCTCTATCCATTGTGTATTTACAGCTAACTATAGTTAAGGCTAATAATGTCAGTTATCGGTTCTAATATCCTTGCTGGTGCATCTGGTCAAGGTGGCGGTTATAACCTAACCAACTCCCTACGCTTTCGGTCTAGTGCTTCTGCTTAT